AACTCAGGAACTTGGGGACAAATTACAAATACTAACTTACTAATTCTTGAACAAGCAATTGGTGGTTATGGAGCATTCAATGTAACTGATGCATCTAGAGCTTTAACTTTTACTAATGGTGCTTTATCAAATGGTAAAGATCAAGTAATTAAATTAACAGGAACTCTTGAAGCAAACGTTAATGTTACTATTCCAAATTCAATAGAAAAAACTTATATAGTTGAAGATGGATGTAACCATGCAGGTTTCACTTTAACTTTTAAAACTTCATCTGGAACAGGTGTACTTTTATGCGAAGGTCACACTTACACTTTATATTCTGATGGAACTAATGTTGTAAAAGCAGGTGAACTTAGAAAATGGAGAGCAATAACAGCAGCTGAAACAGTTCAAGCTGGTGCTCAACTTTTAGTAAATACAAATGGTGGAGCAGTTACAGTAACATTACCAGCTTCTCCAAGTGCAGGTGATGAAGTTTCATTTATAGATCAAGGATACGATTTTAATACTAACGCATTGACTGTTGGTAGAAATAGTTCAAATATAGCTAATGCAGCTGCGGATTTAGTTGTTAATACACAAGGTGCTGGCTTTAGTTTAGTTTATTCGGGAGACGCTACTACTGGCTGGACATATAGGGAGAAATAATAAATGTCTAATTACGAGGCCACAAAATACGATTTTGATGGAGCTAGCCTTTCAGGTGTTCAAGGAATTGCAACGGCAACTATTATGCCATGGTCTTCTTCGTCAGTACCGTCTGGATTTTTAGAATGTAATGGTGCAAATGTTTCAAGATCAACTTATTCTGATTTATTTGCAGTAATAGGTACAACTTACGGCGCAGGTGATGGTTCAAGCACTTTTGGTCTACCAAATTTACAAGATAACATACCTGTTGGAAAATCTGGTACTAAATCTTTAGCGTCAACTGGTGGAGCAAACACTGTAGCCTCAACTGGAAACGTAGCAGGCTCTACAGCCAATGCAACTTTATCAACAGCGCAACTTGCTTCTCATAATCATGGAGTTACAGGTGCGCGTTTTACTGGAAATAATAACGTTAAAGGAGCTCAAACACAGCAAATTAATGTTAACACACAAAATACAGGATCTGGACAAGGTCATTCACATAACATGTCTGCGACCTTTACAGGAGATGCAACATCTGTTATACAACCTTATTTAACAATAATTTATATTATAAAAACTTAAAGGAGAAAAAATGGCAACTAACGCAAATTGGACAGTAGTATTTGATGATAAAATAATTATTAAAAACTACTCAGAAGGTGCTAATGAAGGTGTAGGGCACAAAATCAACAATGATTCTTTTTGGAACGATTCTAAATGGTCAAATATTTGGGCAATTCAATATGTTTCAGGTAATGAAGATTATAGTGATAGTGTAGAATATAGAGATAATACAGCTCATACTTCATGGACGGCAGCTAACTTAGGAGATTTTAAAACTCAATTTATTGATAAATGGGACGCAGCTCATTTATCTGAATTACAATCTAATTGGGATGAAGATAATGCTGAGAGTGAAACTGAATCTGAAAAAATTACTAGATTAGGTGCAAGACCTACATCTTATTCCTCATAGGAGAATAAATGGCAAATTATGAAGCTACAAGATATGATTACGACGGTGGTAATATCACCGGACTTGTAGGAATTCCAACGGCAACTATTATACCGTGGTCTTCTTCTTCAGTGCCAACAGGTTACTTAGAATGTAATGGTGCGAATGTTTCAAGATCAACTTACGCAACTTTATTTGCAGAAATAGGAACTACTTACGGTGCGGGAGATGGATCAAGTACTTTTGGTTTACCAAATTTACAAGACAACGTAGCACTTGGAAAATCTGGTACTAAAGCTTTAGCATCAACTGGAGGTGCAAACGCAACTGCAAACTCTGGAAATGTTGGTGGATCAACAGCTAATGCAACTTTATCAACAGCGCAACTTGCTTCTCACTCTCATGATGGATTTCAACTTGGTATAGCAGATTCCATGTCTACTCAATATTGGCAAAGATTTAGTCGACAACAAAGATTTCCTTCTACCAATAGCACTGGTTCTGGACAAGGTCACTCTCACAACATGAGTGCTACTTTTACAGGTGATTCAACGTCTGTTGTACAACCTTATTTAACAGTAATTTATATTATAAAAACTTAGGGAGAAATGAACTGTGTCTAATTACGAAGCAACTAAATACGATTTCGACGCCGCAAATCTTACAGGCATTGAATTAATTCCTACTGCAACTATAGTGCCTTGGACTGCTGCTTCTATTCCAACAGGTTTCTTAGAGTGTAATGGTGCGAATGTTTCAAGATCAACTTACGCAACTTTATTTGCAGAAATAGGAACTACTTACGGTTCAGGCGATGGTTCAAGTACTTTTGGTTTACCAGATTTACAAGATAAATGTTGTATTTCAAAATCTGGTACTAAAGCTTTAGGATCAACTGGAGGCGCAAACACTGTAACCGCAACTGGAAATGTTGGTGGTTCTACAGCCAATGCAACATTATCTACGGCTCAACTTGCTTCTCACTCTCATGGAATAGGATCTGGAAGTGGTACACCTGGAGGTGGTAATAACGCTTTAGGATCTGCTCAATCAGGAATAGCTAATACTAATTTACAAAGCACAGGATCTGGACAAGGTCACTCTCACAACATGAGTGCAAACTTTTCTGGTGATGCAACTTCAGTTTTACAACCTTATTTAACATTAATTTATATTATAAAAACGTAATATTAAAATTACCTTAACATCATCCAAGAAGTTAAAATATATTTTTCTCCAGATAAAGGAGGATTACCTCTATGTAGATATGGAAATCCAGCGGGCCAAATAACTATTCTTCCTTTTTTTGGTTTTACTCTTTTTGAAAAATGTAAAAATTCTGTTTCTCCACCCTCTTCAACATCATTTAAGTATATACTAAAAACAAAAGCTCTAGGTTCATTATCAAATCCTTTACCATGTTCAATATGCCAAACGTGATAACCTTCCGTAGGTAAGGTTTTTTGAATTTTTAAAGAAGTAAAATAAAAAGGAACTCCATAAGCATCATCAGCTCCTACATTTTTAACATAATGATTCCAAGCTAAATCAAAATTTAACATTATTGTTTTTAACTCTTCCCACCATACATTCATATTATTTGGTGCTGCAAAGTATTGTTGATCTTGTTTTTGTAAAACAGATGCTTTTTCAAAACCTATTCTATTAATAGTATTATTAAATTTATTTTGATCTTCAAATAATTTAATGGCTTTATCACATTCCTCTGAAAGAATGTAATTATCATAAATTCCTATAAAATTATCTATATTAACTGTTTTATCTTTCATTTAATTTTTTTTTATAGTCAAAATGTTTATGTTGAGAAATATTGAATATTAAACTATATCTGTTTTTTTCTTCTTGAGATGTATCAAATCCATGTAGTATGTGAGGTGGAAATATATAATAATCTCCTGGTTCAGGATTTATTTTTAAATTTAATTCAGGAAGTATTAAATCACATCCTTTTGTTAAATATAAGATTCCATGAAGATCAGGGTGAATATGATAATCTAAACTATCTCCTTTTTTTATTTCATTGCCCCAAGCATTTTCAATAGTATTTTTTTCTAAAAAATGTTCAAATATGTCAGCATGAGTTGTTTGATGTTTATTAATAAGAAAAGTCATAAAATTAATAAAATTAGATTTATTTACAAAATAATTCCAATCCGTCATTCCACCTTTTACGTTTGTATAATTTTCCATTTTTGGATTTAAATTATTTTTTACATCCATCATAAAATTATGAATAAGATCAGGGTAAGGATAATGTCCAAATATAATATTTACTGTTCTTGGATAAGTAATAAATAAAGAATTTTTTTCTTCTGCTAATGGGTTATTTTTATTAAATAAACTAATCATTTTGCGACTTTCATTCTCTGTAAAACTAATATATAAAGCACTATATGCTACAAAAATTAAATTTCAAGCCTGGTTTTAACAAGATGGTCACAGATTCAGGAGCTGAATCTCAATGGGTAGATGGTGATTTTGTTAGATTTAGATATGGATTACCTGAAAAAATAGGTGGTTGGAATCAATTATCTATTGCAGGTGAAACTTTACCTGGAGCAGCACGTGCTCAACACACCTGGACATCTTTAGCTGGTGAAAGATATGCAGCTATTGGAACTTCACAAGGTTTATTTTTATATTACGGAGAACAGTTTTTTGACATTACACCATTAGATACAGCTATTACAGGATGCACATTAACAACTGTTAATGGCTCAAATGTTTTACAAGTTAATAAAGGCTCTCATGGTCTAGAAGTTGGAAGATATGTAACTTTATCTGGCGTAACTGTTACAGGTGCATCAGATTTTACAACAGCAGAATTAGAAAAAGCTTATGAAATTTTAACAGTTGCAACAGTAGATAAATTTACTGTGCAAGCTGTAAGAGCTGAAGGTGGATCAGGTATGACTGCCGCAGGTGCTGCAACTGTTAATCCTTACGTTGAAGTAGGTCCTGTTTTTCAAACCGCAGGTTATGGTTGGAGTACTTCTACATGGAATACTTCTACTTGGGGAACTGAAAGAACTACAAGTTCTGTAATCCTAGATCCAGGAAACTGGAGTCTTGATAACTATGGACAAGTTCTTGTTGCAACAATTAGAGATGGAGAAACTTTTACTTGGAATGCAGGAGCATCAAATGCTAGAACAATTAGAGCGTCTAAATCTACATCAGGTTTTTCAACTTCAGCTAACCCAACTGCATCAAGATTAACTCAAGTATCAGATAGGGATAGACATTTATTTCATTTTGGAACGGAAACAACTATTGGAGATTCTACGACTCAGGATCCAATGTTTATAAGATTTTCAAATCAAGAGGACTTAAATGATTATGCACCAACTGCAGTTAATACTGCAGGTACATTTAGATTAGATAAAGGAAATAGAATTGTTGGAGCAGTATCTGGTAAAGATTATACTTTAGTATTAACCGATAGCTCTGCTTATGTAATTCAATTTGTTGGTCCACCATTTACATTTAGTGTAAGACAAGTTGGTACTAACTGTGGATTGATTGGTCAACACGCATTAAGTTATTC